AAAACGCAAACGTCCCAGCGAGTGTTCAGGAAAATTATCAGGGTTAATACGTTTGCCACCGACACCACGTTTTGGTGCTGCAGGTGTTGGGATGGCAAGAAACACGCCCTTGTCACTTTTAATCATGGCTCCTTCGCTGAAAGCACGGATGATCAGCGGGGCTTTGCTGTAGACCAGCCCTGCAGTGCCAAGCGAAAAGCCGCTGGCAGGGTAACGCTTGAACCGCCATGTACGCGCCATTTTTTCGCCAAGGCCAGCTCGTAACACCTGCGATTTAAGTTCATCCCTGAGACCCGTTGCGGCTTCCGTAACACCCAGCGTCACAGCTTTTTCAGCGGCGGCGGCTTCCTGCTTCATGATCTTTTGCAGATCACCACGGATTGCGGCCTCTAGCCTCATCGCTTTACTGCCTCCACCGTCCAGATCAATCGATGAATGTCGCGCCGTGGCTCGCCGATGATGCGGTACTCTTCACTCTGATAAATCAACACATCATCTGCCTTAAGTTCTGGCACTTCTTTGATTCGCAGATCGAACAGCGTGACTTCGCTGCTGATGTCGCTCTGTCCAAGGCCAATGATTTCATCCGGGCGTTTGGGAATAAGGGTGACGGCACGGTTCATGCCGATGCGTGGCTGGAATGTTGCCGCCACCCCCAGTTTGGCAAAGAGAGAATCAACGGAGCGGGAAAACGCCGTCATGGTTGTTTGCCACCATGATCAGCGGGGGACTTGCTGCCTTGCGGATCAGCAGGATGTTTTCCGCCCTGCGGTTCTTTCGTTTCCTTCTCCGCAGGTTTGGTATCATTCTTACCCACCTTAACAGCGATGCCACGAACAATCAGGTCTTTGGCTTCCTCGTCGTCGAGTTCGACAGGTGTGCCGGGAGGTACTTGCTCAGATTTACCTGCTTTACCAACGACAAGTGTGGTGTGAGATGTAACTTTCATGAGGATTCTCCTTAGTTAACGGTTGCACAAAGCGTTGCATTCGGGCGGTAAGGCACGACGAGCGGTGCGGATTGCAGCAGCAACCAGCGCAGCGCGGGGTCTTCTTCCAGCCATGATTTACTGAAGTAACGCTGGGCGCGGTATCCAGCTTTTTCGTCCTGAATCACGCCGTAGCAACGCACACCTTCGACCTGCGTGGTGCTGCCGACAATCACCGTGTAGTTGGGCAGCATCTGCTGGGTCACGCCGTTATCATCGACATAATTGTCCTGATAGACCCAGAAATCGAAGTCACCGATGGTGCCGACATAGCGTGCCTTGTCGTTGGCCTGTCCACGGTTCATCGGATCGATGGAGAGCGTATTGTTCGTGCCGCGATAGACGGTGAGCAGTTTGCTTACGTCACTATCGGCTTTGAACAAGCGCCATGCCAGCGGGTCCATAATCACCGTGCGCGCGGCGGCACCTGATTTGCCCTGCACGGTGCTTGACCAATCCTCGATCAGATCAAGTGGCTTGATACCTGCCTGACCCCAGCGGTTTACACCCGTGAGCGTGATCGTGAGTGCCGCGTCACGCTGGAAGTTCACCACCACGGTCGGATAGTTATCACCCGTGACAGTGACCTGACCTAAGCGCAGTGCCTCGGAGGCCATGACTTCCTCACGGCGCGTCAGGTTTTCCAGCTGGTTGGCGAGCGAGCGTTTAAGTGCTGAATCACGTCGCTGTTGCGGTGTAAGTGTGCCACCAATCATCTCGCCAATGGAACGCTTCAGCGGCGCATCGGGCTTGAATTGCCGCTTGTCCTTCACATAGGCGGGCTTGAAACTTTTCGTTTCATAGCCCTGATCGGCTACCACCTTGCCAGCCACCAGCGGTGAGACAAACGGTGCGAGGCGTGGTTTGGATTTGTCGATGTCGAAGAAAATCTCTTCGGTATCGGCGGTTTGCACCGACCCGAAAAACACATCGAGCAGGAAAGAGGCCGGTTGATCAAGATACTCAATCGTCCGGTTCATCACTTGCGTGGAAAAAACATCAATAGGCATAGGTTAAGCTCCTTGGTTTTTGGTGAGGAAAATGGACTTGTTGCGCAGGCCGTCGCGGATGCTCGCCAGCGTGTGACCAGCGCCCAGCGTCACCGCCAGTTCATTGATCTCGCCGGTCATAATGATAACCGCTTGCACATCCGCACTGAGCGCTGCCGCATCTTCGGCGAGGATCGCATCGGGTGTTTGCGAACCATCTGCCGCCGCCGAGGCACTCAAAATATATTTGCCAGTGGCGGTGATTTTGCCGAGAACAGCACCTGCAACCAAGTTGGCACCGGTGCCGATAACGACCTTGCGGGTAATGCGTGGGAATTCTCCCGCGATGAGGTTTTCGGGGTATAATTGCCCCTGTGATGTAAATCCTGAAGCTGGCATAATAGTCTCCTGTGGTTGGGGTTAAGCAGAGGCCAGACGTTTGGCGACTGCGTCGACATCGTCTTCTTCTGATTCAGCAGCAGCTGGGGTGATCTTGGGATTACCGAGATCACGCATCGCCGCATCAAAGCCGCTGGTTTTTGGTTCGGTCTGAATCTTTGGTGCCTTGGCGAGCATGGCAACCGCGCTATCCGCCGCCATATCGGTAGCAAAGGCCAGGTGTTGAGCAAGATCACCGCGATCCTTGGCTTCCTCGGATGCGAGGATGGTTTGGATGCGCGAGCGTTCTGCCGTTTTGGCAGTCGTTTGCACCTCAGCAAGTAGTGCTGGGTGGTCTTGGGTCAGTGTAGGTAAATCCATGACAGTCTCCTTTTTAATGGTTACGGGTAATAAAAAACCCCGCTGGAGGGCGGGGTTTGAACTGGCGGAGAATTCCGCGATCAGTTTTTCGAGAGAGCCGATGCGGTCAGCAAGACCGGCATTGACGGCATGTGCGCCGATCAATATGTCTCCACCGCCGAACTGCTCTAAAACTTGCGCGACTTCAATGCCGCGATTGCGCGCAAGCGTGTTCACGAACACTTCCGCCATTGCATCAATGCGCGTCTGTAGCTTGGCACGGCCTTCATCCGTTTCGGGATTCAGGCGCTTGAACGGGCTTTGCGAGGAGACAATTTCAATAGTGGTAGGTGCGTTTTTTTCGGGTTTGGTGCCACGATACACGGCCACCACACCGATGGAGCCGAGGCCAGAGGTCTCCGATGCCACGACCTGATCGGCGGCACTCGCAATCCAATATGCACCCGATGCAGCATCGCCGGAGGCATAGGCGATGATCGGTTTCTTGCCGCGTGCTGCGAAAATCATATTCGCCAGCTCGGCGCAGCCATTCACCTCGCCGCCAGGGGAGTCGATATTGAGGATGATGGCATTAACGTCGGGATTATCGAGCGCCACCGTAAAATCCTGCGCCAGAATCTCATACGAAGTGGCACCGCTGATCGCCGTGAAAATGTTAGCATAACGAAATAGCGGCCCGGTGACGGGAATGACTGCCACCCCATCACGCTCGATGACCGTATGGGTGTTCTGCAATTCCTTACCCAGCCGCGCGGCCACCGCTTCGGGGGTGGCGTTTTCACGCTCGGCGATTTCTAAGATTGTTTCCAGCGCCCATTGCGTAATTGCCCACGGCTCACTGGTCGCTTTGTTCCATGCTCGCATTGTCATCCTCCTCATCGTCGGTGTTTTGTTTGCTTTCCTTGCCTTGGCCGGGGAGCGACTTGACCGCGATGCTGGGGGTGAGATCACCCAAACCCAGCTCCTTCATTTTGGCTTTTTCACGCGCGCGCTGCTCCAGCACTTCTTCCCAATCAAGCCCCTGCATGGCGCATTCATCTTCTAACGTGGAAAGACCAGCCTCCATGCGGATTTGTGAGGCTTGTGCCTCCTTCACGGGGTCAACCCAGCCGCGTCCGGGGCCGATCCATTTGCAGCGCGACCATGCCGCACGGTTGATGTAAAAATCTGCCGCCTCAATTTTGCCGCTATTGATGGCTTCTTCCAGCCACAGCTCGTAGACAGGCTTTGCCCAATAGGTGGCGAGCCACTGCCTGCGGCCTGAGAAGAACCGCCATGCTTCGAGAAGTGCTGCGCGCGCCGAGGAATAATTTGTCTTCGAAAAATCCTTCATCAGCAGTTCAAAGGGTAAATTCAAGCCTGTGCCAATATGGCGCAGGATATTTTCAACGAACGCACCGTAAGCAGAATTCGGGCGGCTTGGTGTGAATGGCGAGAGTTTGTCGCCGGGGAAAGTGGTGATGATGGAACCACCCGCGAGTTTGGCTTTCCATTCTTTGCGTTTGGTATCGTAATCCTCATAAGAACCGCCGAACATCTCGACAACGGTTTCGGCATCGAGCGGCGTTTCGATGAAGGCGGCAATCATCGCATTCACCACTGCCGCCTGCAGTTCCGAACGCTCGTAATGATCGAGCATTTTGAACATCGGCATGATCGAGGTCAGCGCAGGCTTGCCACGATTCTGGCCGGTACGTTCCTTATCGTGGATATGCAGCACACGCCTGCGACCAAATTCCGTGCGCGCGGGGATGCGCTGCCATTCATCCGCTGAGGAGACAAATGGCTTAAACACATCACCGGGGTGGCTTTTGCGCACAAAATACGCGAGCGGCGCACCATAATCATCGATCTCAACGCCACCGCGCAGCGTTTTATCATCAGGCTTGCCGCTCGGATTACTCAGCCGATCCGGCTCCACCAGCTGGATGGCGGTGGCAAATGCACCGCCACGCTCAGGAAGCCAGAGCGGCAATGCCAATGCCTCGCCATTAATAAAGCCGGAGCGAAACACTTGCGTGGTCAGCCCTGCGAAATTAAGCGATAACGCCGCATCGCATTCAAACCCCTCCGCCCAGCCGCGCCAGAGTGATTCGACATCACGCGCCCAATCATCCGCCCATTCCTTGGTACGCCCGAGTGCGCGATAATCGGGCAGTGCCACCAGCCGTAGGCCAGTGCCCACCACATTATCGACCATCGTCTGCGCCGCACCGGATGCGACACCGTGATTGCGGGTGAGATCACGCGAACGCCCGACCAGAGTGGGGAGTTCACCCAGCAGATCACCATCCGCCGAGCCGTTTCCGGGTAACCAGCTGGAGAGTTCACGCGCGGTGAGCGACGCGGCACGATGCGATGTATCACTCATCAAATACCACCTTGATCACACCGCGACGGGCGCTGCCGTTTAAACGGCTGATCTCGCTTTTAAGTTTCTGGATGTACTGCTCAAGCCGTATACTATCGGCCTGTGCATAGGTGGTGGCACCGTAACCACCGATGGACACGCTAACTTCCTTCGCGCCCGTCATCAGCTGGTGGTATGCCGTCTCCGCCTCGGTAAGTCGGTTTTGCAGGGTGGCTAAATCGGTCATGGTTTAATCCTCAAAGATACGGATCGTCGGCAGCGATGACGTTACGCTGGCTGATCGTGTTACTGCTTGGTTGTGCTGTCGACACTGAGGTCTGCAGTTCCTGAGTTGCGGCGTAGGTATCTGCGTAGGGAATACTGCGCTGCTTGCCGAGAGCATCTTCCAACTGCTGCCACTGCCGATCTGAGAAGCGATCCAGTCCGTAAATACTCGCAGCGGTGCGCGCATACACACGGCAATCGAGCGCCTCGTTATGGCGCGTCGGGTCTTTTTCCCATGACGCGCGGGGGAAGCCTTTATGCAGCTTGATCACGCGCTTTTCAGCGGTGATCTGCTTAAAATACTCTTCGGCATATTCAGGAAAATGGCACGTCCCTGGCGGAAACGATTCATCGTCCTTGGTCGGGTGATCAAGTTTCAGCCAGCGATACAGCTCCATCTTGGCGACCGGCCCGCTGACATTCCACACGCGAAGCCCGCGTTTTTTACTGCCGACATCGGCTTTCGACACGCTCAAAATCAGCGCCGTTTCACTATCGCGGCCTTTGACCGCTACCACCGTGCGCGGGGATGACGCGCGCGCACCCGCACCACCCCAGCTCGCCTGCGGATGGGTTTTTACCCAGCCATACACGTCCTGTGTGGCATAACCGCTATCGACCGCCAGTACACGGATGGGCAGCGTGCCGCCCCCCGCATGGTGAAAATCACGCCGCAGTAACGCTTCGAGCTTTTCCCACACCTCCGGCATGGCGGTATCCCCCGTAAGCACATGGTAATCAACCGACCAGCTTTCTTTCTGCCGACCCCATGCCACCACCTCGCACTCGATACGGTCTTTTTGTACGTCTGCACCGGCGGTGAGGAACAAGCCACCCTCCGGCACAACACCCATCGCGTATGTTTCGCGGCGTTCATAGAGCCGCTTCCATTCAGGGGCTTCATATTCTTCCTCATACGGCTCGCCCAGCACCGTGTTGACAAAACCCTTCATCAACTCAGGATTCGCCTGCGCGTTTTCAAACATCTCCGCCGCATCGCCCCACGAGAACCAGCCCACGGGGCTGTAAAGCGAGGAGAGATGATAACCGATGGTGCGGCCATCGCTTTCAGCGGATTTAACCCAGCGCCCACGCGAAAGCATGTGCGTTTTGTGATGCTCATCAATCAGCGCGCCGCATTCCTCGCAGGTATACTGCACTTCCTGCGGCTTGCCTTCCTGCCAGCGTAACTGCGTGAACCGCAGCGGCTGAAAATGATCGCAGTGCGGACACGGCACATGAAAATACCGCTGATCACTGTTTTCAAATTCACGCTGGATGCGCGAAACGCCCTTGGTGGTAGGCGTACTCACCAGAAAAATCTTCCGCCGCTTCTGAAAGGTGGCGGAGCGGCGTTCGGCGAGCAGGATCGGATCGCCTTCACCTTCGACATCGCCCGGATAGCCATCAACCTCATCCATAAATAAATACCGCGCTGGCATGGAGCGAAGCCCCACCGCTGAATTGGCACCCGTCATCACCAAGATGCCGCCCCGAAATTCCTTGCTCAGGATCGTGTTGCCCGAATCACGCGCGCGGGCGGGTTTTACCAGCTCGCGCAGCTCCGGCGTTTCATCGATCTGCGGGTCGATGCGCTGTTTCGAGTTACGTTTTGCCAGCTCCACCGTCGGTGCCACCGCCATCATCGGCCCCGGAGCCATGTGGATGACGTAGCCGATCCAATTATTGCCGCATTCCGTACCACCAATCTGCGCACCTTTCATGAACACGATCCGCTGCACCGGCGAGTGCGGCGAGAGATGATCCATGATCTCCTGAAGGTACGGCGTGCGGCTGGTGCGCCACCGCCCTGGCTCGGCAGCGGATTTGGAAGATAGCATCCGGTAACGATCCGCCCACTCGGAGACGGCGAGGAACGATTCTGGCGTTAATCCACTGCGCCACTGGTTCTCTACCGCATCCGCACCTTCGTAAAATTCAGTCGACGCCTGCGCGGAATTCGGCGAGTTCGGCAAGATGCTGTCTGACATAAGTTTCCAGCGTCACATGCGTGGTGTGTGGATCAGCACCCAGCTCCGCCGCCATCTGTGCGGAAACACGGGCTGGCCAGTTAAGCCATGCATCACGTTCCTGCCGTCCCAGCTTGAATACATGCGCCATAACTTTCGCCCTATCGATCAGTTCGCCCTTCAGTTTTTGCAGCCGCACACGGTTGGTTTGCGCTTTGAGCACTTCATTCGCCGTGCGCGCCTGCATATAAGTGGTGCCGCCATTCGCTGGCGCACCGTTTTCCTTCAGCGTGTCGCGTACCGCATCGAGTGCCGCATCTGGCACGGGCTTGACCGTCTGCGATCCACGTTGCTGGGCGGCATCGGTGTTAATTTTCCACAGCGCATCGGCTTTATCTGCATCGATGCTGCCGTCTGCCTCCAGCCGGATGCGGCCTGATTTAATCGCCTTCCTCACCGCCGCATCGCTGACCCCGCGATGGCGACCATAGGCACGAATCGACATGCCCATTTTAGCCTCCAAAACCCCATAAAATCGCCATGCTCAAGATACACCTCCAGTCAACGTTATAATGCGCTCAATATATTGATAAACAATGCTAATTATTTCTTTTTCCAGTTGATTAAGATGCAGTTCGAAGCATTCATAGGGGTGTCCACAGGGACAACAACAACCGAAAGGAACGCATATGAAACCGCTACCCACCAACAACGAAGAATGGGGCTTTTGGGGCACCAGCATTGCTAACGGCTACGATGCCGCGATGGCATGGGATACCGCCAGCCGCTTTTTTGCCAAAACCTTCAACCTCACGCCCGAAGAAACCCGCATACTGCTTGATGCACGTTTTGGTCGCCACCTTGCGGATGATTTGAGTTTTATCGCTGGCGGGCCAGCAACGGCAGAAGCCATCACCACGCACCTTGAAAAACGCAACGCCGATGCAGGCTGGCGCAGACATTTTGAAAAAGCCATCCGCGAGGAGACGGGTAAGCACATTCCTTACAGCGTGCCG